CCTCAAGTCACCTCTATACAACTCTGTGGCAACAGCGATTCGATCAACTTGCTCCATCGTCATCGCATCGTCGCCACTCGCCGTCGCGAGCTCTCGGACAATCTCGTCAGCCCACGACCAGGTGCCGCGTCTTTCGGAGATGTCATATCGCAATCCGTCGAAGTGCAACCCTACATCTGTATGTGCAGAGCCACTTTGAATAGTTGCAGGCTCTCCTTCGATAGCGTCGGCAACTTCCTCCGCGATTGTTGATCTAGCGATCACAGTTGGTGGGAGCCCCAACGCAGTTAACGACGATCGCAAGCCACTGATGTCATTCGTGGCACGCGGTCTGATGTGGCCTCTAGTGTCGATCTTCATGTTCGATATAACGGACACCTCTTTTGCCAACGTATCAATGAACTCCTTGCGGACGTCTTCGAACATAGCTCGAATAGACATCCACGGTTGCGCAAACGTCGTTGCCTCTGGCAACGGCGCTGCATCTGCTTGCAGCACACCACCACTGAACAACGTGTAACGCTTCGCCTCCAGCTTGTCGTCCCACTCGTCGAACACCGATCTGTCCGTGGTCCACGCGTCGTCGCCTGCCTTTGTCAAGGGAATCGTCTTCCCGTCCTTTCGCCTAACTTCAACCAGGTAGTTGAAGCGGCGATAGTACGCAGTGGCGTCTCTGATAACCTGACTTTTATACGGTCGCCTCTGATTGGAGGTTGCCATAATAGCCAGCGATGAGAACGTTGCACCTTTGCAACCGTTCGGGTCATCAGGATCCAACGATGCCATTTCAATGGGCACACGAGTGTTCGTGCAGTAGTCCAGAATAATCTGTGACTCGTCCACCATGCCTGCCGGCGGTGCGGTCGATCCGAAGTCGTCCAGCAACACAACGGGCTGATTGTGATATCGATCCCAATGTTTCATGTTGATACGGCGCGGGTAGTACTCAGCGTCTTCTCCAAACATGTGCTTCGTTAGCGCAGGTATCATCGTCGACTTTCCGATTCCGGGCAGTCCATGCATGTAAAACACGAATGGCGTCACAGCCGATCCAGCGGTATTATCCACAATACTGGCCGCCACAAACGCGGGCTCGAGATCTTCGACGTCCTTCAGAAAGACTCTGAATTTTG